AGATGTTACCACCTGAATATCTGATTGGGTGTGCGGATGAGGTTGTGGAAACCTTTGCGGCTGTCGAGGATGAAATCATAGCAGATGTGGCCAAACGGATAGTCAAGATGAGGCTTGTATCTGAGACTTCTGAATGGCAGATTATGAAAGCTCGTGAAGTCGGTCTGCTCAATCGGAATGTTCAGAAGATCCTGGCCGAAGCATCCGGTTATTCCGAACAGGAGATCCGCAGGTTGATGAACGAAGCTGGAATGAAAGCGTTGGAGTATGACGATGCGATCTACCGCATGGCAGGCCTGCATCCGCTGGCCTTCTCCGAATCTCCTGCGCTTGCGGCTATTCTCCTGCACGGAACGGATGATACCCTGAAGCTGATAGCCAACTTCACTCAGACCAGGGCGATGACGACAGAGGTTGCGTTCCGTAACCTCTGTGACAAAGCCTTTTTACAGGTTATGAGTGGTGCATACGATCCTGAGACAGCCATCCGCAGGGCGATCTGGGAACTGGCAAGGCAAGAGATCTCCAAGATAGCCTATCCATCCGGACATAAGTCAAGCATGGAAAATGCTGTCCGGAGAGCCGTTATAACTGGCGTAAATCAGAGCATTGCAAAGCTTCAGCTTGCCCGGGCAGATGAAATGGGTTGTGAGCTGGTCGAAGTTACATCCCACGCAGGCGCAAGACCTTCTCATGCTGTATGGCAAGGGCAGATCTATTGCATCCGAGGCAAACACAAGGAATACGAAGATTTCTATTCTGCTACCGGTTACGGTACCGGTGCAGGCTTGTGCGGTTGGAACTGTTACCACAATTTCTATCCGTATTTCGAGGGGTTATCTACCCCTGCATTCAGCCGGGATCCCTCCCGGGATGCAGGGCGCAGCAATAATGCTGACTATGAGAACCAGCAACAGCAAAGATACTATGAACGCCAGATCCGGGCAGCGAAGAAAGAATGTGTTGCTCTCAATGCCGCATACGAGGCAGCGAACGGATCGGCAAAGCAGTCGTTCAAAGAGGACTTCAACCAAGCAGCACTCAAGCTGAAACGGCGAGAGGCCAAGATGGACGACTTCTTACTCAGGACTGGACGCACCCGCCTGCGGGAGCGTGAACAAACTCCTGGCTTCAACCGCAGTGTAAGTTCAAGAGCGGTATGGGCCAAGAGGAAAAGTCAAACTTAATCCAAAACTAAGTAAAACTAGGAGGATGAAATCATGAAGGAACTCAAAAGAGATCTTCTGACCAGTAAATACACGAAGGTGGAAGTCGAGGAGGACTACTCCTACAACGCCCCTCACCGGTACGTGGTCAAGAGAGCACACCATAATCTGGTCTGCAAGAATCCCGAGTGCGTGTTCAACTACTGCCCCTATCCCAACCAGGAGCAGTGCAGGGAATACGTGAAGAATGAGGATAGCGATGTCCTCTGCGAGATCCACTTCCAGGAAGGCCCCATCAAGGAATGTGGCGTCAATGGTGTCTGCAACGAAGACCTGATTAACATGGTCATCGACCGCCTGGAACACTTCCAGAAAAGCGAGTTCAGCTGCCGGGAAAACGCTCTGGCAATTACCGCTCTGGAAGAGGCGCTGCTCTGGCTCCGTAAGCGGACCATGGGTAGAGAGCAGCGTGGCGTAGAAGGTACCCACACCGTCTGATGATTCAAGCAACCGTCCGGATCCTCCGGATGGTTGCTTTTTTCATACCGTATTTGCCCTGGGTCGTGGCATATAAACCGATCACATTACCCTAGCGTGCCGGGATATAAATGCACGCCCATCCATGCCGGAGAGAACCGGAGCTTAAACGAAATCAGGATGGAGGAGAGTTCACATGGAATTTTTGAAAGCGCTGTTTGGCACTACTGCCGATGGCAACCCCGAGGCTCTGACCTACGATCAGCTTGCTGAAAAGGTCACTGCCGGCAAGCTCAAGGTCGTCAATCTCGCAGACGGTGGCTATGTCTCCAAGGACAAGCACAAGAACGAGATCGAAACCAGAGATGCCAAGATTTCTGGCTTGGAGACACAGCTCTCCGAGGCCAACACCACGATCCAGTCCTATAAAGACATGGATATCGATGGCATCAAGAAGTCTGCATCCGATTGGGAGCAGAAGCATGCCACCGATACCAAGGCTCTGCAGGATCAGCTGGACAGCATGGCCCGCAGTCACGCCGCGGATATGTTCATGGCTAACTACAAGTTCTCTTCCAAGGCTGCTGCCGCAGGCATCAGAGCTGAGTTCGAGGCCAAGAAATTCGAGCTCAAGGACGGTGCCTTCGTTGGCGCAAAGGAGTGGATGGAAGGTCTGACCAAGGATCCCGACTATCAGCCTGCATTTGCTTCCGCTGAACCTCCCAAGAAGCCTAAGTTCTCCGACCCTGATCCCAAGAAGGATCCTCCCCCTGCACGGAAGACCCTTTCTCAGATGATGACGGCGAAGAACGCAGACCCCAACTACGTAGCCACCTACGAATAATTCAAGGAGGAATTAACCTATGCCTGGTGTTTTCAACTACAAGAATTTCAACGCAGAGGTGTTCCAGGGATACATGGAACGCATTCCCAACACCCAGCGCAACGAGCTCATCAAGAGCCGTGCAATCCGTCCCCGTCAGGATCTGGCCGCTGCCATGGCTGATCAGGTCGGTGGTAACTTCATCTCCACTCAGCTGCGTGGTCTGATCGGCGGAGATCCCGACAACTACGACGGCGCTACCGACATCACCGATGCCACCACTGTCACTTTCAGCCACGATCGTGTGGTCGTTGGCCGTGCCAAGGGCTGGACTGAACTGGACTTCGCTTACGACATCACCGGCGGCGAGGACTTCATGGAGAATGTCGCACAGCAGATCCATGACTACTGGGAGGAAGTCGACCAGGATACTCTGGTTGCCATCCTGACTGGTGTCTTCAATATGACCGACGCCGAGGGCGCTAAGTTCGTCGAGGCTCATACCTACGACGTTACCGCTATCGCCAACTCTGAGGGCAAGATGGGTCACATGGATGCTACTACCCTGAATACCGGCATTCAGAAGGCCTGCGGCGACAACAAGGGCAAGTTCAGCATGGTTATCATGCACTCCGCTGTTGCCACCAACCTGGAGAACCTCAAGGTTCTGGCTTACCTGAAGTACACCGATGCCAACGGCGTTGAGCGTGATCTGACTCTGGCTACCCTGAACGGCCGTCTGGTCATGGTCGACGACTCTATGCCCTCCGAGGCCGGCGAAGGCGGCACCGTCTACACCAGCTATGTTCTGGGTGATGGCGCCATTGAGTTCACCGACTGCGGCGTCAAGGTTCCCTACGAGATGGACCGTAACGCAGCCAAGAACGGCGGTCAGGATACCCTGTACTCCCGTCAGCGTAAGTGCTTCGCACCTTACGGCATCTCCTTCACCAAGAAGTCCATGGCAACTGCATCTCCCACCAACGCTGAGCTGAAGAACGGTGTCAACTGGATGCTGGTTCACAGCGCAGAGGGTGACAACATTCAGTACATCTCCCACAAGGCAATCCCCATCGCCCGTGTCCTGTCTCTGGGCTAAGGAGGTAACCTATCATGAAGAAGCTGGTTAAAGACGGCAAGTTCAAGTTTGTTGCCGATGCCCTGATTTCTGACTACAAGAAGGCCGGCTGGAAGACTGAGGAGGAAGCTGCGGCCCCTCCTCAGGTCGATCCCGAGGAGGGTAAGACCGCCCCCGAGGGTGAAACCGGCGAGATCAAGTTTACCTGCCCCGTGTGCGGCAAGGAATACAAGAGCGAAACCGCTCTGGCCAAGCACGTAGCCGAAAAGCACCCTGAGATCTAAAGAGGAGGTAAAGGATGGCATACATCGATGCGTCTTACTATACCGAGAAGTTCGGTTCAGAAGATAATTTCAGCAGCGAGTTCGAGCGCATTGCTGATATTGCTTCTGATGTGATCGACAGCCTGTGTACGGTAACGCCTACCGAAAAGGATCTGGTCGACGACAGATTCAAAAAGGCCGTAGCCTATGAGGTTGAATTACTGGAAGCGCAAGGTGGAGTGGATGCCATTCTGGGCTTCTCTGAGGCCTCACAGTGCGGCGCAAACGAAAGCCTCGGAGATTATTCGGTTTCCGGGAATGGTGGCGCACAGCAGATTATAACCACTAATGGTGGCATTCCTGTGTCACCCATGACGATCTCACTGCTTCGGAAGTTGGGGCTTATGTCCAGATGGGCATATGCAGATCACTATAGAAGGCGGTGAGTCGTCGTGCCGAGAAAGAGTATGCTTCGTCACGTCGTCTACCTTTTCAACTATGTTGGAGAGGTAGACGAGAAAGCTACCTATCAACAGGCTGTGATACGGAATTGCTATTGCCCGATCGAGGATTCGATGCGGACAAGCGATTCCGGTTTGAAAACTGCTGACAACGTGAAGATGTACGTCTTCAAGAGGACGTCATCTGTGAGGTCGACCAGTGGATCTCGCTTGAAGTACATTCCGTACGACAAGTGGGAAAAGTTGGCTAGTAAAACGGGATACTGGACAATAAATCCTGGAAAGGATTACTTCGTCAGATCTGACCGGCAGGAACGGATTCGGGTGAAAAGTTTCAGTGACCGTGAGAGCGGAAGCCAACGAATGTGGCATTTTGAGGTGATTGGAAAATGAGATGCAGACTTGTTATCCACACAAAACAATGCATGAACAGATTCGCACCTCGTTATGCGGCGGCTCAGAGATTCCTTGACAGCGAGGTTCTTCGTGGCTGCGCACCTTTTGTCCCTATGAGAACGGGATACCTGATGAAATCCGGAAATACCGGAACGACGATCGGCAGCGGTAAAGTCGTGTACAATGCACCTTATGCGAAGAAGTGCTTCTATGCTCGTAACGCAAGGTTTTCCAAAGATAAGCATCCCAAAGCATGCGCGCAATGGATTGAGCCGGCGAAAGCTGAGCACATGAAAGAGTGGCGTGACGGAGTGGATCAGATTTTGACAGGAGGTTAAAAATGGCACAGTTCTACCAATCTGACAATATCCTGATCCCGAAAGTTATGAGGGATCACATCAACACGTGGGAAAACCTGCCGGTTAGTATCAAACTGGAGGATACTGGTAAAACGGTACCGTCCATGATGATACAGCAGCTGGCGGCGACTACAAAGAAGCGTAAGTATGTGAACGGAACCTATGTGGGTTTGTTCAATTTTGCGGTGTACATTGTCATCGATGGAGAGGACACTGCCTCCAGGATTGATGCACTGGCGGTGCTGAACGACTTGGGAGAATGGCTCTCCAAGAAGGACGAAGACGGCCAGTACGTAAACCTGCCCGATCTGGGGCAAGGTCGTCGCGCGATGTCAATCACACTTTCTTCCGCACCTTCGATTGCTGCAAAGCATGAGACAGGAGAGGAAGAATACCAGGCGCTTTTTGTCCTGGAGTACATTGCTTCCGGCAATTAACGCTTGAATAATCAAACCATTACGCCCGATCATTGGGCGAGAAAGGAATACACATGGCTATTTCCAGTACCACTCTGAATGTTCCCAATCCTGTAATGCGTCAGAATGTCGCCGACTACCTGAAAGTTGACGATCAGTTCGAACTGATGGGTGTCGGCTTTGAGACTCTGGACGAGTCTCCCAACGCTCAGTCTATGCAGAAGATCTACGTCAACCAGGCTACCGCAACCAACATCGTCAAAAGTTATCAGACTGAGTTCCCCTTCAGCGCTGATATGATCCAGTCTGAGGTTGCGCTGATGGCCCTGTATAAGGTTGGTCGTGACCACCTGACCGGCATTAACGCCATGTTCGAGTATGTGCGTGTTGACCTGTTCAACTCCACAGGCGAGGAAGGCAAGAACGAGTACGAGGCCCGTAAGTTTATCGTTTCCTGCGAGGTAACCGGCAACACCGGCAGCGGTGGTGAACCCCTGACTCTGGCAGGAACCCTGAAGTGTGTTGGCGACCCTGTTCAGGGTACCTTCAACACCGAAACCAAGGTCTTCACCGAGAAGACCTAAGTAATTGGAGGAGTAGTGCATGAAATTCAAAATCAGAGACGAGGAGTTTGAAATTGACTTCCTCGATGCAGACGTGATGGAACGGATTGAAGATGCCCTTCAGACCGTCGAACAGAAGAATACCCGTGAAGCATATGAAGGCTTGACTCAGAGCCAGCTTATCCGCAAGCAGTGCGGTACCATCTTCGACTTCTTTGACGAAGTCTTTGGTGACGGCGCTCACAAGCGGATCTTCAAAGGCAAGTGCAATCTGAGGGATGCCCTCGGTGCTTTTGAGGCATTCGTGCAGGCCAAGAACAACTCTGCCGGAGAACTGAAGGAGATCGCCGACCGGTACAGCCCCAACCGTGCGCAGCGTCGTGCTGCAGAGCACGGTAAAGGCAAGAACCATAATCGGAACCGGAAGAACGGGAGGCATTAAATGAATATGCTTCTCGATGAACTGCCTACCTCGGTGGTCATCGATGGCATTCAGTATGACCTCAACTTCGACTTCCGATATTCGGTGATGTTCGAGATGCTTATGTTTGACGATGAAATCGGAGACACGGATAAGCTAAAGAAGGCGCTTAAGCTGTATTATGGCGACCACATTCCGAAGGACATCAATCAGGCCACCGATAAAATCATGTGGTTTTATCGGTGTGGTAAGGAAGAAACCCAGAAAACGAGACGAAGAAAACGAAGCGGATCCAGTGAGCGTTATTATGACTTCGATCATGATGATGCGTACATATATTCTGCTTTCCTCCAACAATTCGGTGTAGATCTCCAGGACGAAGATCTGCACTGGTGGAAATTCAAGGCAATGTTTCAGTCGTTGTCTGAGGACACGGAGTTCGTCAAGATCATGGGATACAGAAGCATCAAGATCACCCAGAATATGACCAAATCCCAGAAGGATTTCTATTTGGACATGAAGCGAATTCATGCACTGCCGCTTCCTAAAACAGAGGTAGACAAAATCAAAGCGATTGAAGCTGCCCTGATGAATGGCGGAAACGTATCCGCATTACTTAAAGGGAGGTGAGTTCTGTGAGTGAACAGAAACCTTCTCCCGAAAAAGTAAAGTGTCCATACTGCGGGTATGAGATGCCGATTTTCATTCGCCCCCCGGCTATTTGCCGGGGGGTTTTCGTCAAGTGTAAAGGACGGAATTGTAAAAGAGAATTTGAAATAACGTTGAATGTCAAGTAGTGCCGTTGTGCCGATGACGGATCGCCATAGGAGGTGATTACCATTGGCAGACGGTGAGGTCATTATTGATACCAGTTTGGACCCCAGCGGGCTTGAGGAAGGTCTAGGCAAATTAGGCACTCTGGCAAAAACTAGCCTCAAGGCGACGACTGTTGCTATCTCGGC